GAAAGAGATCTGCAGAACACTGCGCTTGCAACCCCTGTATGATTTTAAAGAAGGTGGAGAAGTGAAAATCGGTAAAGCCTTAAGCGCTTTTAAAAGCACGAACACCAAAGGATGTTATGTCTTGTTAGCTTGGCATCATCCTGCTTCGATTGTTTGGCGTTGGTGCATTTACTGGCAATTTAGCTGGAAGTTAAGCGCAGGATTCAGAATTGTAAATAATTATTGTTATGCACATTTGTCGATTCCATTGCTCGGATGGTTTTCATTGAGCACTCAACCAAAGATGCTGAGGTGATTGGTGAAAGTAGACATAGACAAACTCGCTGGCTGCCGAACAAACAGAATCTTTGACCACAGAGGTCACCATAGCTAGCGGTACCTATTTACTAAGTTTGACGTTGAAGGACGTCGAGAAGATTAATCGTGAAAATCGAGGAGAAGTGGGGTTAAATTGGTAGATCTAGATAAACTTGCGTCTGAGTACTGTTCCGAGCCGTATGAGCTAAACGCTAAAGAGGTCGTAAGATTGATCCCAGACATTGTCGCAGAGCTGCGAGCTTCAAGGGCTTTAGTGAAACATTTGTCTGAGTATACTGAGGGTAGGAAAATTTTAGAGACGTTTGAGTACCCTATAAGAAGTGAAAACCTTTACGGCATGGAGACGATATGACAGAGGAAACACAAAGACGTGGGCTAAGCTATTCTTCGTTTGCAGAGTTCTCTGCCTGCAGTAGAAAGTGGTTCCTCCGTAAAGTCTTAAAGCACGAAATAGACCCAGACGCATCAGAGTCAACAGAGGCTTTTGACATTGGAAAGTCCTTTCATAAATGCCTCGAGATAACAAAGCATGATCTTACAGGGTTTACTCTTGGACAATGCCAGGAAGCCTGTAAAGAGTTTAACATTACAGATACTGACGACGTCTGCTTAGTCTATGCAATGCTTGCGAAGTATAAAGAGCTCCATACAAGAACGAACCTAAAAGTCCTAGGTTGTGAAGTAGTTGTCGACACTCCGACATTCTACGGAGTTATCGATGCAGTAATGCATGAAGAGGGTGTTGGAGTCTGGATTATCGATATAAAGACGTCATCTAAGGCTTTAAACGGTTTCACCTTAAACAATGTTGCAAATCACGTACAGCTAAATCTCTATGCAAAACATTACCAAGAGATAGCGAAGGCGGTTGGTTGCGAACATCTTCCGTTTGCAGGATTTAGACTTAGAACTACGACAAAGTCGACTGCTAAAAATAGTGAAGAATACCTCCTGGCCTATGTGAAAAAGCTCATGCGAAATATTAAGTCGTACGACGTTATTGTCCCCGCAACGTATTTAAAGAATGTTGAGGAGATATATAAACATCACCAAAAAGCTCATGAGCTGACCGTCGTAGCTACGGCAGAGGATGTAGAAAAGTTTCCACCTAACTTTGGTAACTGTAATGCATATTTCAGGGTGTGTGAGTACTTTTCTAAGTGTCACGGACACACGTACTCTGAAGCCCCTAAGATTAAAACTATCGAGGTATAAATGTTCGAGACCTTCGTCCACATAGTTATCGGGCTAGTATGCGGTGCGATTATCTGCGCCGTTATTTACGACATATTTTTTGATTGAATGCCGTTTCACGTGAAACAGAAAGGCTCCCCCTTGCAGTCAGTTGCGAGGTGAAGCGTAAATAGGAGTATCGCCAATGAAAGCTAAAAAGGTTGAGAAGTGACAGCAACCCTCTACCAATACCAAGAGGATTGTGTGGAGTTTGCACTCCGTCACCAGTACTCACTGAACGGGTGTGAACCGGGGCTTGGGAAAACCCGTATCGCTCTGGAATTTATCCGGCGTACAGGTAATAGTGGGCTCATCGTAGGCCCTGCATTTCTCCGAGGAACCTGGGAGAAAGAAGCCAAAACCCTGGGTGTCACAAACATTCGCTATGTAAATTATTCCATGATCCATAAGGAGAGTCAAAAATCACTCTCAGGTTTCTCGACGTGGATAGCTGACGAATTTCATTACATAAAATCCCCCAAGGCCATCCGCTCTGTTGCCTATTATTCACTCTTAAAAGCTGTCCGCCCAAAATATTGGCTTGGTCTCAGCGGTACCCCTATAAAGAATCAGGTTTCAGACCTATGGGTCCCGCTTGCCATCTGTAGCCAAGTCCCTGAGGAAACGCCAATTAACGGGCTTAGGCTAACCGGGGATCTACAGAAATATTTCTTATTTTGCCGCTACTTCTGCAACATCGAAGTCATAAGAAAGCGTGGCGGTGGTAAAGTCGAAAAGTTTTCCGGGGTGAAGACGGAAAAGATTCCTGAGATAAAGGCGCTCTTAGATAAAAAGTATATTAGGTACCGAGTTTCTGATGTTCTTAAAGAACTTCCCACGATGACAACTATCGAAGTACCGCTCGGTTTAAAACCCGTGCCAGGGTTAGAGGAAGCTTTTGAAAACTACCTTTTAGGTAACAAGGTCGATGCAACCTCGAAAGCACTGTCTGCAAGATTAAAGGCTGAACAGACAGGTGAGTATGTTAGTGAGCTTGTATCTAACGATGAAGCTGTTGTCGTTTTTTCAGACCACGTCGATGCAGTCCGCGAAATATGCGCCAAGGTCCCAGGAAGTGTAAACATTACCGGAGCCACGCCTATGCACGTGCGGCAAAAGTTTGTAGACAAGTTCCAAGCAGGAGAGATTCCTGTAATCGTCGCAACAATTGGAGCCCTGGCTACCGGCGTAACGCTTACAAGGGCGAGACATGTGGTATTTAACGACCTATGTTGGACGCCGTCAGATAACTTCCAAGCCTCAAAACGAATTCACCGGATTGGTCAGGACAACGTGTGTTTCAGACATATTATGACAGGCAGTGCCACGGATTCGTATATCGCTAAGACATTAACAGCAAAAGAAGAGACGATCTTAAAAGTTTTATCGTAGAAGGGGTAACTAATATGAAAGAAGAGGAAGAAACGAGACATGAGGACAAAGGGTTCTGGGTGGCTTCTCCCCGATATGCCGGGTACGAGAACATCATATTTCAAGAAGGTCCGGACAGAAGCACACGTGACAGCTCAAGTAGCTGCAACTATTTGCGGGATAAGCCCTGGCCATTTATCTAGTCTTGAAAGCGGTAGGAAGCTTGTGACGGAAGAGACAGCTGTTAAGTTAAAGAAGCTACTGGTTGTCTTAGGTCTTAAGGATGAGGAAATAGCTAAAGTCTTACTATGAAGGTAAACCTAGAAAGATTTAGGAAGTTGAGAAAGGGCACGCCGCATTATGACGGCTGCTTAGACTCTATTGTAAAAGAACTGGTTGCTGCGAGAAAGGTAGTCGAGGCTTCTAGGGCAAACGTGGGGTTATTAAAGAGGCTACTTGAGAAGGCAAATATTGATTTAGTGATCGATCTAAACGGTAAAGCGTTTGCCGTAGACGTCACGTCTGACATTTTAAAAGAGATATCGAACTATGACAGAGAGTGTAACGAGGACAGAGCAGATGGAGATTAAGCTAGAAGATAACAAAGGGGTTGGTAAAGTTTTCACGCTTATATCGAGCACGTTCGTGAGGTTTTTAACGCCGACGTTTGTGAAAGGAGCCTATTTAAATCCAGGGCAGTGGAAAGCTGTGTACGACTGTACACAGGAGAGACCTTCGCTACGGGTCTATAAAGTGTAAAGAAGCCGCCGGCTGGTCACTTTCGGCGGCCGAGGCACTAATCTACTAGGGAGGTCAACCATAGCACACCAGCAACCTAGTAATCGGATGCTCTCTTAGGAACTTGAGCGGGGTGAATATTTTGCAGGGTTCGCCAAAGGGCTTTAATGTTCCCTGACAGCTCGTTTAAGTTATCGTTTATTCTAGCCATATCTTTACGGTGCATCTCTAAAGCCCCCTCTAAACGGAGGGTATCTTTTTCGCGCTCCTCGAGCTTTACAGACATGACGGTTATGGCTTTAGCTAGGTCTAGACTCGCCGTTGCCATCTTCTCAACCTGGGCGCTAGTTGTAGATTGGTAGGTTTCTAGGTCTCTAACCCACCTAGAAAGTTTCCACCAGGCAACCCCCAAAGCCCCGATCCAGGCCCCTATGGTCTTAAATACTTCTAAGTACTGGTTTATGGTCTCCGGATCCATCGGTAGCCTCTTCTTCCGGATCTTTGATAAATCCGTCAAGGATTAGTATATCACTTGGAGACAAGCCCGCCCCTGAGAGATCCTCCAAGGAGAACTTGTCCCATGCCACTTGCCCGCGTATTTCAATTTCTTGTTTACCCCATTCTACCATAGATTCTTTTGCTTCCGTAGGGTCGACTCCGGGAAGAAAGACAAAATCTGAATTATCTTCTGTCCGGGTAAAGCGACCGCTTTCATCCTTGACAACTTTGTCGGACATAAGCTTAAGCCATTCGTTATGGGCCCTGAGGCCTTCCGTATCTATAACTCTTAGAACCCGCGAAAACTTGTAAGCCACTTTTGAAGGTAGCTTGTTGCAGCGGGCTATTTTTAAGATGGTTTCTTTGAAATCGGACGACCGAAGGGTGCTATTTGTAATCGTGATCATACAAAAATCCTCTAAATCTTGGGGTGTTTAGAGGATTGTATGTTTTGATATTGCGGCTAGCAACTTCAATCGTCTTTTTTAGCTTCTTCGTCTGCTTTCTCTGGGGGCGGGAACAATGCAGCTTCGATAGTCTTTAAAGCTCGCTCCATAAGGATATGCGTGTCTTTATTGGCAGGGGCTTGAGCGCAACCTGCACGGACAATGTTTAAAGCTTCTCTTAGGGGCATAGGCTGAGACGCGAACATTTCACACTCCTGTAATCGTCACTCGTCCGGTCAACTGGTTACTACCGTCACGTTCATACGTAATGACAGCTTCCGTCGGCGGGACTTTAAGTTGATCTTTGATCTGTGGAAATCTTTGCACAAGAAAGGTTGCAGTGCTAGCGTGATTTAAAAATACCGACGCAGCCCTTGCCCCAAGGCCGTCTACCATTTCCTGAACGGTTAGATCAGGATTGTGCCACACAAGATCAAACCCCTCGTTGATTCGAGCGATAAGATTAAGGAGCGTGGCTTTAGTCATCTGTGTGACGACATTTGCCCAGCGTTCCTTCTTAGCTTCAAGACTCTCAGGCGGGGTCTCTTGTGGTTGTCCGAGATCTGCAAAGATGTTTTCCATTTTGTTACGTCCCTTTCAAATGTTACCAGGTGGCAATCGCCGCACGTTTCCAAGTATTTGTAGCAGTACATACATAAATAAACCCAGTGTCCCAAGCAATATCCCCTTGGTTACCTGAAGCTGCGGCCGAGGCAGGGGTTTTCGCTGTCCTCACCCGTATCGTATCAGAGTTTACATCTACAAACGCAGTAGGAGACCCAGTACCTGCACCGATCTTTCCGTCCGATGCTACGGCAGAGAGAACAGTGGAGGAAGAGTTTTGCCACTCCGTAAGGTTTGCAGACTGTGAGGAAGCCCCTCTTACAATTGAAGCAATTGTTGCAGCTGCAGCGCAAACAACCCCGAGTTGTGCAGAAATCGAGGTTGAATTGATTCTAAATTGTCCAACGTGGTAGGAGTTTCCACCGAGAGAATAAATGGCCCAGTTGTTGGTGGCACCTGACATGTTCTCTAGGTAAAGGCCGTATTGGTTAGTGAAGGTACCAGGAGCAACGTTACCCCAAGACTTAATCCATATACCCCTAGCATTGGTTACAGAAGCCCCTGCGTTATACCCATATCCAGTATATCCTTGAATCGCTGTAATGTTTGTTACTGTGACAGCAGCATTATCTAACTGGCAGAAGGAATATATTCCATTTACGTTTGTGGCATTGTTTACAGTTGGGGCTAGATAGAACCCTTGAACCCCGCGGCCAATAGAGTCATAGGTGCTCGTCCCAGTAACTGTACCCCCAATGAACACACCATTTTGAATAGTTGATGTCCCCGCACCTGCCATGCTAACCGTAGTCGTTGAACCAGTACTGGCAGTAGTACCCACGGAAAATAATCCAAATTGTACTGTACTAGATGTTCCTAAACCTAAGTTAGTTCTTGAAGTAGAGGCACTTGCTACGTCAGACAAGTTACTAGCAATCTTTAACTGCGCGTCATTAGTTACGCTTCCTAGGCCAATGTTAGTCCGCGCTGTCGTAGCATTGACTAAATCAGACAAGTTATTTGCTGCAACAAGCTGTAAGGCGTTTGAAACGTTACCTAGTCCAATGTTCGTCCTAGCCGTTGCTGCGTTAGTAAGATCTGAGAGATTATTAGCGGCGACCAATTGCAAAGAATTTGCAACGTTTCCGAGTCCAATGTTTGTGCGAGCCGTGGTTGCGTTTGTAAGATCTGACAGGTTATTTGCAGCCACGAGTTGTAAAGCATCTGTTACGCTCCCGAGTCCAACTTGTGACTTAGTCACAGAGTGAGGGTTAGAGGTTGAAGCAATGTGCGTATCTATTTGTGCATGTGTATTGGTTCCGATGTTAGATAATTCTGTATGGTCCATTGTACCAAGAGAATAATCCGTTCCAGTATCGGGCATGACTCTAAATTTACCTGTTACCGAGTCTAAATATAAATAGGCCTTGTTAGCAGGAGGCGTTGACGGTGCGGTTCGTTCAGCCATTCTAATAAGACTCATTTGTCATGTCTCCGATATAAATTCGCCTTCGACCAATACTTCACCCTCTAAAGTTAATTGGCCAAAGGTTACAGACTGCTTATTCTCTTCAATAGTCACGGATTCACTTGAGGGAATGTTGTAAAACCCAGAATGAAAGTCTTTGTCGCTTACCATCGACGCGGATTTAAAATAGTCGAGTGTGCCGGTAAACGGATTAAAGACGTATGGCATTATGTCCTCACCACGGAAGAGACTTGCTCTTTTGTAGAGTCAACATAGGTGACGGTTACCATCCCTACTTGAACAGACTCTAAAGAATAAGTATAGACTTCTGAAGTTGGGCTAGGGTACGTGACCGCAATAGAATCGTAGTTTGACGGCGTCATTGTCTTTGTAGGAATGATCGCGTCAATAGGGTTTGAATTGTCAGCGGTAGCTGCAGAGAAGTAACTAGCCCTATCGGTCCAGGAACAATTAAACTCGCCCATATTGGCGTAGGTCGAGGTGAGTACATCCCCGTTTTTATATTCTCTAAGAATCTGCCAAGACGAATCACCGTCAGCTGCTCTTAGAGAAGATGACCTTCCAATATACCGAATATTTGCCGCCGGGGTGTCTGTCTTTACGAGTTTAACCTCGGCGGTTCGTACCTGCCGGACTTCCATGCCCTAGCCCCTTAATAAGCGCTGTTGGCTTTTTTACGTAGCTCTTTTAAAGATTTTACTGGTTCAAGTTTCACAGCCGAGATTCTGATTGCTTTGACTTTAGGTTCTTCCTCGCTGTCCACAGTAGGGGTGTCGCCGCCGTCTTTAAACATGTCTTCTACCATCTTGTTTTTGCTCATGGCGTAGTCTTTAACCATGGCAAATAAAGCTGGGTCAGCCTCTATTTTTTTAGCTTCAATGAAATGTTTTAACATACAGTCAAGTTGCTCTTGGCTGTAAGTGCCGTCGTTAGTTTCTTCCATCTCCCCTGGCTCTTCACTCATGGGCTTTGCACTCATGTCCATCTTCATATCACGATCCTTTCTTTAACATTGTTGTCCAAGGAGACGATTCCTTAGATTTACTTTTGGTTTTCTCTAGATCACGAATGATATCCGCAGCACTCTTCTTAGGATTCTTGCTGTGGATCTTATTTAAGAGTTCGCTAACAGCAGCAGACCTTCCTGCAACTTGCAAGGCGTCTGCTACTGCTGGGGCGGATTGGCCTAGGGCGTTGTTTATCCCTTCAAGAACATTTGCTGTCGCGCCGGTTGCGGCAGACATAGAGCTAGATAGCCTTGGGGCTAAAAGTCTTCTTCCCACTACCGCTTTCACCATGTCCCAAGGACCATACTTACCAGCTGCGGCAGCGGTCATTGCGTCGCCGATCCCGCCGAAAGGAGACTGGTTCAACTGTGTTGCGCGTCTTTCTGCCGCCTCTTTTATTGGGCGTAGAACGCTGAATAGTTGCTTATCTTTGATAAACTGACTCGCAAGCTCAGGATCTGCTAGGGTTGCAGCCCTTTCTACTTCATCTTTAAACAACCGTGCCACGGTACCAGTTGCCGATTTCTCAGCCTCTGGAGAGAAGTAGTTCGTAAGCCCTTGAAAATTTTTCTTCGCAGCTTCGCCCTTTGCAATCGGTGCGGTAAGTTTCTCTTCACTCAATATGTCTTTTGACAGCTCTTTGATTTGTTTTGTCAGTTGTTTTCGGATAGGGGCTGTTCCGTCATACTGTGCGAGGTTATCTATTTCATTCTGTAGGTTCTTAATCACGTTTAACCGGGAGATGGTAACTCCTTGGTCATTTAGTTTATTAATTGCTTCTCCGATGTTTATACCTGAAGTTCTTTCCGCAGCAGCTACTCTCTCCGCAATATTTGCAGGTGAGTCCCCAAACCGAACAAGCCCCTGCTCCCTAAGAATCCTACCTGCACCAGGGGAGAATCTTTCAGCCTGTGCCGCCGTGGCACCGGTGGCTTTCTCAGCGAGCTTATCAGCAATTTTATTTAAATTTTCTGTTACAGGTTTTGCACCTGTGAGGTAGTTAGCTAGTTTTTGAGAGACACCGCCCAAGGCACCGCCTAACCCGGCACCAAGAGCTGCATCCTGCAGTGTTTGCGAAGAAAGAAGGTTTGCCTCACTTGCACCGACACCGCTCGCGCCGCCGAGTGCTGCACCTGTTCCAACCGCACCTTTAAATGACCCAGCTGCACCCAGTCCTGGAATAGCAGAAGTGGCGATACCTCCAGCAATCTGCCCGGCTCCGTAGGTATATGGATTAGCTGCTGACGCCTCTTTTGCCTGGTTTCTAGCGTAGTCCCTATAATACTCGTAACCCATATCTGGGGTTAAACCGAGTTTCCCTGCAAGATATCCGGCAGCTCCTGATAACTCATCTCCAAAGCCAAGAGTTGCCCCTTGTCCTGCACCTTGCAGCGCAGATTCCGCTTTAGACATTTTTTGAACTTGCTCTTTCTTAGGCATTGGACTCTCTAGCGCCGAAAGAGCTTTGTCTAGCTCTTCATCGCTAAGTTTAGAGTAGTCAGGAGTTTCACTCTCTGCGGAAAGTAGTCTGTCTAACTCTTCATCCGATAGCTTTGAATAATCAACGGCCATCACTTGCCCCTTGCTGCGCGCTCTTGAAGAAGTTTAATCTTTTGCTCCCTGGTAAGAGCTGCTGGGTTAGGGGTTTCTGCTGAACCACCAGTGCTTGGAGCCAGTGGTTTCTTTGAAACAGAGCCAAGCCCCCTAGGTTTATAACCCTGAAGTGTGCCACTACCTTGGAAGTATCCAGCCTTGTCCTCTGTCGCTGCAATTTTTTCCATAATATAACTTACAGCTCGGTCGACTTTTTTAACATTTTCTTCAGGTGATAATGTAGGATCATACGCCATCGCGAGGATCTTTTTACCTTCATTCTCTGTGAATTGAGACCCGAGTGTATCTTTAAGTGAAGACAGGGCCGACTCTTGAACTTTTTGCTGTAGCGCCCTGCTTTTTTCAGGTCTAGCAATATCAGGAAGTGCTCCGACAACCCTACCTGAAATATATTGATCACCTTCAGCAATCGCCTGACGAATTTCTTTTTGAGCCTCCTTCAATCTCTCAAGATTTGAAAGGGCTGATTCTTTACCACCAGACGTCCACTTGTTGTAATCGTCTGCGAATTTAACATCGACAGTTTTCTCCCCTGGAGTAAGAGAAACCCCACCTTGTTTACCTGCACCCATTGCAGCTATTTCTTTTTGATTAGCCATCTTGTCCCTTGCAAGCTGCTCGCGCAGGGAGGCGTCATCCTCTTTTCTCAAAAGACTTAGCTGCGAGAATAAGAAGTTCTGTTCGTCGTCTGTGAGTGCGTTTCTAGACTTCTGCAGAAGGTTCTGCAATGCTGCCGTTGTCTCCATGTAAGACTTTGAGTCTGTCGGCTTTTGGTAGCTTTTGGCCAACTTACTACCGGTCCATGCATCTGTGAGCGCCAGAATGGGAGAAAGGTCTATCATATCTTTTTGGCTGTTAGACAAATGTTCTTTTAAAAGATCTTCAGTGCTCTTAATCCCCTGACTTTGCTGGTCACGGGCTAAATTCCTATTCGCTGTAAGCTCTGCAATTAGTTGCTGGGTTGTGGGTACAGACTGCATAGGGTTTGGTGACAATCCCGGTTGCTGTAGCACGGATGGTTGCTGCATCTGATTTGCAACGTTCATTCCACGTTGTGTAGGCTGCACCTGGCTTGTCATGGCTTCAGGGTTAAACGCCATTGTTTGAGGGTTAAAGACAAGGCTATTTGGATCCCTGTTCATATCCAGCCATGTAGGTCTAGCTTGTTGTGGTGTAGCCATATTTAGAACTCCTTATGACATTCTTAACCAGGGGTATTTTGCAAGAAGTGCTGGGTCGATACTTCCAGCTTGTGCACCGTAAGCAGGACCAGACTTAGCTGCTGCAAGCTTGGGGTCAACGCTCATATTTTCGCCACTACTCTCCTGAGAAGTGAGTGCTGCCCCGCCATCACCGCTAGCGGATGACGTAGCATCTGCTCCCGCCGCAGCGCCGGCCGCCTCTTTTCCCACTCCAGCCTCTTTTCCCACTCCAGCCTTTTTTAACCCTTGCCCAAATGCTGCGCCCATTGCGGCGCCTTCCATAACATTCCCCATAGTGTCTGGGTCCTGGACTCTCTGCGCACCCATCCCTGTCCATGGTGACCATTGTGCGATAGTTCCTTCTGCCTTGCGATTTCTTTCAGCTTGCTGCGCTCCGAGCACACTTCTACCAACACCGAGTGCTGCACCTGCTATCAGTCCAATGGTTAACGGATCCATATCACCCTCCGAATTCTATAAAAAGTTCTAGATATATTTTACCTTCAAACACCCGCATACCAACAACCCTAAACCCCTGCTTCATCAAAAGATGGAGATAACCTACATTGTTATTCTCCACGTATGTCGTGACTCTCCGGTATTTTGACCGTGCTTCTTCAAGTATGGCGTCAAATGTACGAACCGATGCAACGCCGCGACGTTCTTCAATAGCGCCGCCGTACTGCCAGTAAAGCGAGTCACGATCCAATTCACGGCACGTAACATATCCGATAGGGCCAGAATCATCATAAGCAAGAAAAGCGTAGCTAATCCTGTCAATCCAGGGATCTCTCTGGGTTTTAAAAATAAGCCTATGGCACTCTTCCGCATATCTATACCACTCTTCCGGTGTGAGCTTCTTTAACTGTACCTTCATTTCTTCCCTGAGTTTTCAATAGCCTGGCCAGACATGGCCGCACCTTTCATCTTCATTTCCTCGCCGTATTGGAACTGGTTTCTAGCGTTCTGTGCCGCTAGATCCTGGATAGCTGCAGAGGTGTTAAACCTGTTAGCATCTTGAGTCATCTGTGCATTAAACTTGTCAATCTCTGACCGCTTATCGACGTTGCTTAGTGCGATGTTTCCTCGGTTAATTGCACCTTGTGCAAAAACATTTTGCCTAGCATTTGCTAGATCGTTTGCACCCTGCATCGCCATGCGTTCTGCAGCACCACCGGATAATCCGCCGCGCATAGCGAGATTGGCACGGCCCTGGGCAAGTGCCTGCTGCTGTCCAGCTACAGCTTTCTCAAGGGCACCGCCCTCTTCTAGCTTTTGTTGGTTCATTGCAAGATTCATCCATGGGCTTGCATCCACGGTAGATGCACCGAGCTTTCCTGCGCCACCAAGAGTCTCTAATCCTCTATAACTTTGTAAGATCGGAGTAGGGAGGTCAGTGCCGTAACTAGCTCCGCCGCCTCCGCCCCCGCCGCCACTTTTAAAACCCTTACTGGCCTGGTCAAAAAATTGAGTTACGGGGCTAAACATGCTCCTGCCTACCCCGAGGATATCGCCTTTTTTAGCGGCGTCTATTGTACCGCCAACTGTTTCTTGTGCTGTTTTTACCGGATTCCAAGCCATAAGTTATCTCCCCTTAATTCATCTCGTCGTAGATTCTAGTGTCTGCTTCGATAGTATTCTCATTATCAGGCACCATTTCAGCTAGAGTTTTTAACGTGTCTGCCCTTTGAGCCTCAACTTCGCTAATTGCAAGTTGGAGGTTTGGATGCATCTCTTTAGCCATGACCTTCATTTTTACGTAGGCCATGAGATAGTTAGCAGCTTCAGGAATATCAAATACAGAAGTGTCGGAAGTTAGCTCATTCGCGTTACGTAGGTACCAAACCTGAAGATATGCACCAGCCTCTACAGGGGTTGGGCTTATAAGTATCTTAGGGCTACCTGCTGTAGTGTTCAAAATGAAGTAGCTGTATTTGTTCGTAGTCGTAGAGTACGCCCTATCAAGCTCATAAGACAAAAACTTTGACCAGTCACGAATTCTACTCACCTTCCAAACCTGTGTCCCGTTTCGATACACAATCTGGCGGATCTTGTTTGCGTAAATATCAGTAGGTAGAGAGTACTCTTCAGTACCGGCAACCAAGGTCAAAGTAGTTCTTGTAATAAAGTAATCTTCACACAGAGTGAGGATTTGCCTCTCAATCTCATCTACGGCCTCATTGGCATACCCCAGTAACTCTGTAGGGGTTACAAATGTTTCATCTTCAATATCAATGTCGGCTTCAATTTTTGTTTTAAGTTCGAGCCAAGTCCAGAATTTAATAACCCCTCCTCGGTGTTAAGACCATTAGTGTAAAGATGGTTAAATAACTCATTCATACCTCCCTACCAAGAAACGAATAGTTGTTGCTGCAGAAGAGGTGACATACACCGATTCATTGGTGAATAAGCTGTAACTGAAGGTCACGGTTGCGTTTGTAGAATTGTGCAAAAGGATAACATCTTTTGGCTGATACCCCAACTTGTGAAGTATCTGCATGTTTGTCACAGCGCCAGGGATAGAGGCCTCTAGAAATTCAAATCGACACCTGGTTAGAGGTTCCATGCGAAAATATTCACCAAGACGCTTAAAGTTCTCTTGGGTGTAAACGTCTTCAACTTCTTTTTTGAGAAGGATGGGGAAAATCATGTCCCAACCTCCCCGCTATCCGTGGTGTTGTAAACACCGAGAGTAGGTCCTGAGATTTCGTAATTCAGGGAGTAGTTTAAAAGGTTCAAAACCTCACCTTTTGGATAACCCCGTAGGACCCACTTCTGACCTGTCGCAGTTACGGCCTTGTTACCTTCATCCCTAAACGTTAAAGTCGTCGCTGTCCTGGCTGTAATCTCGAACTCATTTACATAGCCGTCATTTTCAAAGGCGATGAAATAACCAACAGAGTTGTACGGCCATTCCAACGCCCCTGTCAGAGTGACCGTACTAACTCCAGCGTTTATACTGGCTGTCCCAAGACTATCAGAGTTTATAACAGCAACATAGGCGTTGGAAAGCTTGATAGACTTATAGTTGCAGCGAAGAGACTGCGCGGGCATTCTCCTCTTTTCACTGATAAGTCCCTGCTTATTCCAGATAATAAATTCGTCACCCCAGTACACGTCCTGGTCACCCCAGGTCATTCCGCCTCGGTAGCGGACCGGTTTAAGTTCGGCAACTTTCCTATTGTCGTCATTGTTACTGGTAAGACCTAAAGATAGGTTAGTAGCCGCCTCACAGGTAACACTCATCCCCGTGACATATTTCCTCGTAATAGAGGTTCCAAAGTTATACGAAATGGATTCCAGCGTATACATAATGGTCTCTTGAGACCAGTTCGCCGGTGTGATGTTTACGTCAATTAGGGGGTCAGAGTAGAGGCTATCTTTGTGGATAAGGACATATCCGCGCTTATCGCAGCGGATCATATTGCCGTTGATGAACTCAATAGCAGTTGGATTAAAGCTAGTGCCAGAAACCAGGGTAAAGCAAGCTTCCTCTTTAACGCCCCAAGTAAGGTCAAGAACATAGCAAATGTCCACTTCAGTGCCTTCGCGCTGAATCGTCCACCAAATCCTATTTCTAACCCTGTCATATTTTCCTTGGTATTTAACTGTCCGCGAGTCGTCGTCAGTGAGACTATTTTGTGTGGTCCAACCGCGGTAGGTTTTATCAAAATCCGCGTTCAGGCGGACGACCCTATACCCATCGGAATAATACGCTGCATCTTGACCTAACCAGAAAACCCCATCTAAAGCTTGGACTACCGACTGCGCAGAAATACAGCCTGCCGTATCTGAGATACGGTCGGCTGACATCCCGCCCCGTCCGAGCTCGTCATAGGTCCCATCAATCCGGTATGCGGATCTGCGGCATAAAAGTAATGTATTGGATTTAGTACTTGATACTCCCACGATTTCATCATCTACGTCAACAAAGAAGGACGCAGGGACTGAATCAATATCTCCTGGAACCGATTGCACGCAACGGTTTGTTAAGATTTGGTTCGTGGAATCTTCAATGTTAACATAGTAAGCGATGTTGTCCTTTGCCACATGCAGAGCCTTACATTTTGGCGGTCGGTCGTTTGCAACGACCCCGCCAGTTGTGTAAAGTAAAGTCCCGCTAATCAAATTTGCATCTGTGGTTGTATCGTTATAAGTGGTCGTACCGTTTGTCACTTCACCGACTTTATAATAAGTCGTGCCGTTATGCGTTGTGCGGTAAATCCCAATCTTCAAGGTCGCTGTTCTGAAGTTGGATGTTGCACCATTCGAAAGTACGGGCAACACAGCAATAGCTACACTTGTACCTCCATTAACAATGTGAGGTAGCGAAGGCGTCCCAACATCTAAGAATGTAACGTTACCGGTTGTAACATACGTTTGTTCATAGACAAACTTATACAACCAGTTATTGCCTGACCCAGTGGGCGTCAGTGTTGTAAGCGACGTATCAATTTGCGGAAGACCTGCCTCAAAAATTTCGGGCTCATTAGAGCTATTGATAATGATTTTCTGAGGTCTGACTCGTCCGCTATGCGTTATCAGGGTATGGTTATTCCAGTGGGAATAAGAGAAATAACTTGAAGTAGTCGCCCCGATAAAAGCATCGTTACTCGTGGGCCCGCTGACTGCCGTCCAACCACTATCGTACCAGTAAAGTTTAGTCGCTGATTGCACATGTAATATGTTTTTATAGTTGAATGCCGTCGATATTCTCTGCGCCCCCGCCGGAATCTGAGGATTCGCCGAGTCATAAAGCTGACTCCCCGGTCTAGTAAAAGGTTTCCCCATCCCCGAATACTGAGTCAGTAAAAGGTTTTCAGCTTGACGAAGTTTATTACCAGGAGCGTTCAGATAGTAATCTGTCACTCCTCCGGAAAAATCTTCAACTTCAACCTTTAAAGGCATGACTTAAACCTCTACGCTCTGTAGCTGGCAACAAGACTTAATGAGTTATCATTAATGAATACATAATAAGTTGTAGCAGATACCTTCTCGACACCGAGAAGCATTGGCTGCTTTGTGACGGATTCTTTAAACACAATTGAAACGTCGTCAAAATTCTTACCGTTAGGGACTGTGAGAAGTTGTCTGTAGGTGCCGCCACTTGTCGCAGACCACGATCCCGAGGATACACTTTGCGTAACCGGAGAGATATTTGTCGCAGGAATAGGCTCCCCAAGGGAGCCATCATGCGTGTGGTCGTTTAAATAGTCACAGTTATCTTCAAGAGCGGGGAAGAATACACTGCCACGGTCTCCCGTCTCGGGTTTTTTAACGCCATTACTTAGGATTTCCATTCAGTCACTCCCTCAGCAGTAAATAGACTTCGTAGTTCGCACGAAGAGCTCTAATAGACGCTGCGACAATTGCTTTCGCTTTCTCATTTTCGTAGGAGTAGTTTGTAACAACTATCTCAATGAGAGCGTCGACTTCTTCAAGATCTAGGTCAGCAAGCTCTGCGGGTATTTGCTTAATGTCTTTAAGTGCTGCAGTCACATGGATGAAGTAGGAGACTGCTTCTGAGGTTTCTTTAATCGAGAGTTTCTCTCTTACACCAACTTCAGTCATGACTTTGGCTCCTCTTTCTTTGTAGCCCAAAGAAATTTAAAAGGTGCGAGGGCCGCCTCTAAGACAGAACCAGATTTTACTTTGTCCGTTTTTCCAAGCCAGTATTCTAAGACCATATACGCAGCAGTTCCGACAATTTTACCGATAAGAATTGGTTCCATGTCATGTCTCCCAAGAGTATTTAGGTTTGAGGATAGCTACGATGTCGCTTCGAGAATCGATGGGGCGAATACGGACGAAAGCATTCGCATCAGAGGCACTCTTAATATCTATGACCTTGCTTCCGCCGCCACCTGCCTCAATCATATGGGTAGGACTTACGCAGATGCCGACATGGGTAATTTCCTTGTCGGACTTACCGTAAAAAGCAAGACACAGAACGTCCGGCTGTTTAGTCTCCTCAGCAAACCCTTTTTGCAAAAGATCGCTGTATAACCCCTGAGCTGTTGTGTCAAAACTACCTCGGTAAATTCCTGCGGCCTTTAACACTTCTAAAGCTAACCCGCTGCAATCTATACCAGTGAGTGGGTCATCCCCACCCCACCGGTACGGAGTACCTAGAAAGCTGTATGCATAATCTAGGACTGCTTTCTGAGACATTACCCGATCCTCACTGCGAAAAATTTGGAATCCCCGGACGAAGTGTTGGTGTGATAGAACGTAACCGATCCGTTTGTTGTGGATCTAAAGAGCCTCGCTTTGTAGGTAGTTGTAGAGGTTACTAGAACCGGAGGTGGCGAGAAGTCGAAAATGCCACCATAAATATAAACTCCGTTTGGTTGGAAAATGGCCTTTAATCCTCCAGGGATTAGGTTGTTAGAGTTGTCATTAATCGATACCCAACCACCCCCGTCCCCGGAGCCACCCAGAACTTCACCTGTCCCGCGCATGTAAAACTGCCATAGACCTGGGGTTAGGACTATTGAAGAGTTTGTAATGTCATTTGCCGACCCAGTTGGCGCTACTTGCGATCCGGTGCTCAATGTAGCAGAGATTACTTCTCCAATATACCCAGCCCCGGTTGCGGACCCCGCAGTAGTTCCAGGGACCGTACCGCCTTTTACAACACCGAGTGTTGTAGCAGTAGCTTGTATTTGCGACGAGAAGGCTGTGAGGGTCGACCCATCGTCAAATTTAACCTCGTTAGTGGTAGTGTCATAAACCAACGTACCCTGTTTTCTCGTCAGGGCGTTGATGTTAGCTGTCGTGTCTTTAGGGAGTGTTATACGTCGGGTGTTTGCAGCAGTACCACCGTCAATGTCCTTATTTGTAAGAACCTGAGCAGATGTGAGCTCTACAGCTGTCCGCCAAGCAGTGCCGTCGTACCATTTAAGGCCTGTCGAGGTGTTAAAGTAAACAAGGCCTGTAGCTGTAGGGGTTAAATCAGATGCAGAGTTATGGAGCTGAGCCCTAATTAACTCGCCGTATATGTTCCGTCCGGCCATGTAAGTACCTCAGAATTAAAACGGGGCCCGAAGGCCCCGCCCGTTTTAGAACACGTAGAAAATGTAAACGTCTAACTCACCGGCAGTTGCAGCTGCGGTGTTGAAGGAGATTGAAGGTGTGCGGTCTGCAGTACAGACAACAGAGTCTGACAGCGTGCCAAAGTCAGGGATACCTTGAATTTTAGCACCAAGAGTCAAACCAGCAACAGCCTGAGCTGCAAGGTTATCGTTTGCTGCGTTCACGTTCACGTCTAGCGTTAAAGATCCGCCAGAGGTTACCGCTGCCTTCGCATAGACAAACGAAGAAATGATAATAGCACCTGAAGGGATAGTTAGGTTAGAAACGCCGTCTAAGTCTTTCAGGTTGTAGTCACCAACTGCACCGCCGTCTCTGGAAAACTTCCAGTTACCTTTAACGCAGTTGAAAACTTTTGAGAGTTCATCGCCAAGTCTGTTCTTAGCGCAAACCCAGTCATTAGTTTTATTGAATGCTGATTGCTGAGCCAGTGATAGCATGGAAAGCTTCCTTTAGTTAAAAAGGGGGCTTGGGAAAACCTAGGTTTCACCAAGCCCCCTAGTATTATGGGGGTTAACGGCCTTAGTAGCTGATGCTGTACATGACTGCGCAGTGACCTGGTTTGTTGACTTCAAGTTCACCAAACAAGCACTGATCAACAATGTACTGGTAACCAGCAGTCGTACCGCGTACCTCGAAGTACTCGCGTCCTTCTGGGGAGATACGTTTTCTGAACCCGCCACGTGTACGGAACACCATTGCAGACATGTCGAGGTAGTAAATGACGTCGTCATCCATCTCAACAAGGCCAACAAGTTTGAGAGTACCGCGAACAGAAGTGATCTCGATTTCTGTCCATCCGTACAAGGAAGCCGAAGGTTGTTTTGTAACAACATATGGGCCTTTTTGAGTCTCGATAAGCTTCATCACGCTACCGAGATGTTTAAACGACATCACGATAGTGTTAGCGTTACCCTTACCTTTTTGACGAACCGCTGTGTAGCCATCGAAGATTTTATCGAGGATGTTAGTAGCGGTTACCGAAGCACCAGAGATGTTGGTTGCTTGGAGGATTGGGTACGATGTTTTTGTCTGACCGTGGACAGTCGACGCACCTCCGTTTGCTGCGGAGAGCAATACGGAACGAAGTGACGTAAAGCCGCCGTTAGACAACACACCTGGGTGGTAACACTTAGCGTTTTGCGCTGTGGTGTAAGCCGAAATGTCAGCAGCAGAACCGCCGCGAGTTGCCGAAACAGTGATTGTACCTGTTCCAACTGTCGCTGTGTTCACGTTGATTGCTGTTACATAAACAGCAGTTGCCGACGAGTTGTCGTCGTCAAGGTCGAACTTTTGACCGATTTGGAAGCGGTCAATGTGGTCAACTTCCGCTGTACCGCCGGCTTGGCCGTCAGTTTTCAATGTTGCAAAGTGAGTACCGCTCATGAGGTTTGTAGAAACTACTTCTTTGAAGTAGCTCAGCATCATGTCGATTTCACCTGGCAAGATTTTAAGGAATGTTGCCTCAGGGATCTTACCCTCATGGTCAAGAAGATCTCTGTGGTTGAAGACAAGGGATGACCAAACTTCAACATAGCTATCAATCGAACCACGGACGTATGTCGATTGGCTGATGTCAGTCGAGGAAGCTAATTGACCGAATTCGATCGAAGAAGCTCCTGCACCTTTGAAAGGAACGATAATTTTCGAACCAGTCCAGCCGTTGTCGATTTCGACGTTGGAAAGGAGCCAGTCTCTCTTGATAAATTCTTCGTATACCATCCGGTTTGGTAGGTATTCGTTCAACATGTCCTGAAAATTGCGAGTAGTCATTGTAAATCCTTTTACAAAGTGAAAAATTAAAATTTAGACATTACAGTTCACACTCTGGAATCTATTTCCTTCGCGCGGGCTCTAAGGTCATCTAGGCTTTTTACTACTTGTTTTACAGGAGATGTGCCTCGTCCCTGGATGTTAGGGATGACTGGCTTACTAGAAGGTTGGACCACTTTTAGAGGGGCTTCCGCCGCCTGAGCTACTGCCTGAGCTCCCATTCCTGGGTTCATAGCGCGCAAGTGTCTAACTGCTTCTTGCACGGCTTCTGCTGGTGAGATATCCCTACCTTGCACCGCATGAGCCTGACCAATGCGAATCACAAACTCTCTAAAGGCGCCGTCATCCCCCATGCCGACGTTGTAAGCTGTAGCAACTTGCGAAATGTCTGGCTTCGACAATTCCGTCTGAAGTTGGAGCTCACGTTGCTCGACCTTAAATTGCTGCTGGCTTTGCTGCAATTGCTGGTTCTGCAACTCGTAATACTTCGCGGCCTGCTGTGCTTGTCTTGCGGACTCCCACTGCGCTCTCTGGTCTGGAGGCATTTGCTCGCGTTGTACTAATTGTAAAGCGTACTGCAAAACTTCGTTCTTGGGAATACTCAAGGCCTCAAAAAATGAATCCCAGTCCCGTTCTCTTGCGTAACCGCTTATCGTTTCAATGGCCCTATCGGTTGTGGCGATTCTTTCTTTAGCCTCGGCTAGCTCTGACTTGAGGGTTTGTCTGTCCTGCTTCGAGTCATCAAGGCCTGCAGCTTTTTGATAAAGTTCACGAATTCTCTCTTCAGTTTTTGCATCTTTAGCTGCAGATTTTGCCCAGTCTTCAAAATCCAGTTCTTTATCTTTGTGCCTAAACTTATGCGAAGGCTTAAACTCGGGGACTGCTGCTGCTCCTGCGCTCTCTTCAGGAGAAAGGCTAGGCTTTCCGGACACAGAAGATTTAGACCCTTTTGCTTTTGTTTCTTTAACCGCACTGTCTGCCTGAACTTCTTCCCCGGTCGATTGGATGTTGGAAACATCACTCGCCTCCGAATTTGAACCTTCAGAACTTTTAGCAGGTGAGGACATAACGCCTGCTGTTCCAGTGTTTCCTGCGATCGCTGACTCTACTCCCATCATACTACATTACTCCCTGTAACTGTTGTTGCTGCCCTTGCGATAAGAGCTGTTGAGACACTTGCGCCATTTGCGCTTGGTTCATCTTCTCCATCGCCTCTAGTCCCATGCCTTGCTTCTCAAGAGTTTTCACGAGCCAATCAAGAGCCTGGTATGGTACGCGGACGCGTTTTGGAGCTTTGTTAGGATCGCTATCAGGGACGTACATGTCACAAGCGATCATGGCGCCACCGGTCGGCAGATATTCCGACTGTGCGGCTTTTAGGGCCGCAGCTTCTGCGGCCAGTTTTTGTTGGTGATACTGCTCGTACTGCGCGTAAAGTTGCTGCACTTGCATCGGGAGATATTTAAAATCTCGCTCTTTTTTACGCTTAGCAACTTGCATGAGGCAGTATTTAGAATCGTCATTTTCAGAGATCGCTGGGACTTCTCCGCGTTCCATTGCAAGGAAATCATTTTTCACGTTCTTATAGTTGATCGTGAAATCAGAGAACGCTTCTTGCCAGTTACCAAAAGGCATTTCGGTAATAAGTTTACCAATGTCTTCTCTTGAGAGTTGAGGGCCTACGTACTGCAAGATGTGGTTGAGGGTCAGCTGTTTTCCAAGCTTCGTTTCAATCGTATCGCCTTGATCTTCTACCTTCACAAGATAGTTGAGTGGGACGGTTGTCTTAAATTCAGCGATATTTATCGCTTCAGACCTACCTATCGCAGCGATAAGTTCATTCTCGTCCAAGTAAAACTTAGACATTTGGGCGTCAAGTTCGGCGAATTCAATCAAAAATTCACCGAATTTAGCGCTGTAAAAGTTAAATTTCTGCCCTTGTTCAAGGTTTCTAAAAAGAAGCGCCATAGGCTCTACGCCAGCGCCTTTTTCCTCATTAAGCATGTCGAGCATTAGAGCCCGGTTCATTTCCTGTTCATTTAAGGCCACTGTTTGCAGAAACTGCTCACCAGTTCTACCTGGTAGAATCGTAGGAGGGGCCCCTTGATACGTAATACCTCTGACCCCTGGTAGTAGGGAACCTTGGGACACTTTAGTTCCAGCTTGGTAGAGAAGTTTATCTTCCCCAATCGTAACTGAGTGAAGGGCAGCTTGCGACGAAGCACGATTAATCTCAGCCTGCCAAGGTCTTGCAACCTTAACAAAGCTCGTGGCTCTAGCTTTTGTTGGGTGTTCGTCAAACCCTTTCCAGACGATAGGAAATATTCCCCCTGGGAGCTCACCCTCTTCGAGAATTCCAGACTTTGTCGTGATGTAAAAATAACCGTTTGGATATTCTCTACAAGGTTTAAAGTAATACTCTAAGAGTAGAGTCTGGTCTTTTTCTTTTGAATACCCACGTTTTGTAGAGTCAAAAATGACAAACTCATCTGTAGAGTTTGTTATATAAGAAAGCTTTTTCTTATCGTCTTTATACCGACGTCTAAGCTCTTTCGCAGACTCTAACTTTTCATAACCAACCCATCTTGCGTCTTTCATATTTTGACAGCTAGGGTCTCTAAACAAGTTGTGGGCAAAGAGCCTTTCATACCCAAACTCCCCGGAGAATACAGGTTTATCCTCATCCGGAACGGGGTTACCGTCTTCACCTACAAGCGGATTACCGTCTTCGTCTACTTGGGGTTCGTACCCGAGATGTCTACCTTTAGACGGGTCAAAATAGAGCTTTGCCGCGCACTCTCCTGTCCCACAGAAGTCTGAGGCCATTTCGCGAACAAAACCTTTTAATTTATATTTGTCTTTCTTGTACTGCCAGACAGATTGGTTTAATTCCGCTGACTTTTGGTCTTGAAGTTCTGTAGGGTTTCTAGGGGTGAAGGCTACACCAGGGCTTTGTGTAAGAATCGCTGTCGTGTAGATACGGTGAGCACGGTGAAGAAGGTTTTTTGTAATCCGTAACCTATACGGCTCTTGAGATAGGCCTTGCGTCCTACCCCGCTGCTCCACAATGTCTAGCATCCTCTTTGAGTAATGCTCTCCCGCAATCAGGAGAATATTACTTCTAAACTCTGCAATAGCCTCTTTGTCTACTGACTTCGCGTCTTCATGTAACTGGTTTAGCTCTTCAATCTTATATTGCTTCACGTCCCTGATCCCCTTTTAGATGTGAATTTATGATTTCACGCTCAAATCCGAAGGGGTCATCAATCATGAGCTGATTCACCCGCAGATTTTCCTGTAACTCTCTATCGTACGGGATAGAAGTTTCTCTTAGGTCTCTAGGAGTACTTTCCAGTGACTCCTCACTTAAAACTTGCGGGTTTGGTAGACTTGCTGTTGCGGACAAGCCCGGGTTTACGCTAACAGTTTTATGATTTGTTTCGTCCTTGAAACAAATCTCTATGTCTCCAAGCTTCAACCTGGACACACCTGACTTAGCGCATGTTTCTATAATACTAACTATGCTTAAGTTTTCAACTGCCGTAGAGGTCGTTCCACTCGGCGCACTCCCTTTCAAAGTCAGACCAGTCGTCTTTTTTACCGCTACCTGGCTCAAACTCACCCCGTCTTTGACGGATTTCCCAGGCGACGTACTCCTCTTTCGACCAGTTAGCTTGCGGGATTTCATCTCTATTTTCCTCCATGATATGAGACGCCCCTGGGGATATTTTTGCAAAGTCCCAAGGGATAAGTGCGATGCAGTATTTTAGAGCGTCCGTAAGGTCGTCCTTAAATTTACGGTTCTTCTCCGCGCCACCTGGCACGGACATGAGCTCACTTACAAGTTTGTGGTTGTGATACACCCCAGAGTCGATCGTTAGAGCACCAGACTTAAACAAGGTGTTTAAGGTCGACTCACCTGAGTTCTTATTTTTATCCGCACGGACAAAACCCTCACCAGACCTTGCCGCAATTAGTCCGAACTCTCTTGAGGCGTAGTCGTAAGCGGCTTGGGACAAGGCGGTTGACCCCCGGAGCTCGCGAAATTTTCTAAGAATATCTGTTGCAGTCGTCTCCTCAAAGTCTCCTCGCCAAGATCTAGTGACACGCCCTCTGGTAAAATCAGGTGACACCGCCACGAAGATAATAGCGCCCGACGACCTTCCTTTTCCGCCACTTCCAATGTCAACCGCGCAATACCATTTCCAATTTGAAGCGACAGGTTCACAGGCTCTTGTATTTCTGTCTGGGTCAAACGATTCATACCTAAGCCCCTCATCTTTTACGAACCTACCGTGAATTCTCTTCAACACTTCTTTCTTAGATGTACAGCTAGCCTCTGCCTCTGCCATCCTGTCAGGTGTCCATGGAGACGGTGTACCGTCCTCATAAACACCACAGTCATAAAGAGACACTGTCCGCTTATACGCTGTCTTAAACGCTTCATCCTCTTGTCCGATGCACTCCATTGCGCGGTACCATAACTCATATCCAGACGTTGCCGTAAACACCTGGTTAAAGTAACCGCCAACTGCACGAAGCCTCGCAAGTAGCTCGTCTACGAACTCAGGCTGCATTTCCTCATCACAGTTATGTACCTGAATTCCTTGACAAAAATAGGTGTTAGAGCCTGTTACGGTGAGCGTGTGTATTGCTTTTATTTCGGTTGGCACAGTCTCTAGAGCAGTAGATTTTAATGATACTCTCCCTACACTGAAACGGCGCATTACAGCCAATGCAAATTCTTGTAGGTAAGACCTTCTTTGTTCTAGGGCGCAATCTGGCAAGTCGACTTGCAATAGCTTTTGGATTTTCTGACCGCCAACATTTCCTAGAACAATATTTATTAGCTGTTTTCTTAGAGCTCCTAGATGTGAAATCTTTTTTGCACCTTGTACAGGTGTAACTTCTGTCAATGGCTGACTTCCACTCTTTTTCCTTGTGAATTCTAGTGTGTTCAGCCCGTGTAAGTAATTCCAAATTTTCGATAGAATTATCCAATGGGTTGAAATTTTTGTGGTGTATAACGTATCCTTTTGGGACTTGTTGCTTGTGATAGTGTTCCCAAATATCAACGTGTAAATAGCGGTGTTCCTGGCTGCGCGCCAGCCGGTAATAATTGCGCAACCTATAGTCTGAACTATCCGCCCGACGTACGTATTTTTTACCTTCAAACCATACAATTTCTTTATGAGTTTCCATCCGGGGAAACTAGCAATCACGTCCTTGGGCGTCAAGTCTGAAAACCTTACCCAGCCTCGGTTATACGTCCATATAGGGTGGTCGTCTGTAGCCTCTAATACTTCCCCGTTTGTAAGCTCTTTCCTAGACACAGGCGCATGCTGAATAACCGCCTGAGTAACCGTGTTCCACCCACCTTCGCCTAGAACTAAATCCCCAACCTTTATGTCTTCGATCTTCCTTAACCCGGAAGAAGTGATAATCAAATGGCCGGCTGTAAAACAAGAAATCATATGCACAGTAGACGTTTGCAGGTTTAATAACTTCTGACCGTAAGTCTTAACGTAAATAGAGACGCCAGACGAAAAGTGAACAGCCTCTAAGTCTCCCCTTAGATACTCTGCATCCCACCCGTAATTTTTATCTGATTTCATCGCACCGCGCGGTAAGTACTGCGGTACCCACTTCTTCTCAAACTCAACGTTAGCTACCTGGTTAGAAGGGTAGAAATACCAAAACATTTTTGGCTTCGTTTCCCATAACTCTGGCCATAAAGCAGCATTACCTGCCCACTCAATATTTTTCTTTATAAGACATGTCGACTTACCAATCTGGTTAGCTGCACACAAAAGATTTATCTTGTTTCGAGAATTAAAGAACTCTCTTTGCCAAGCATAAAACTTCTGTCCATATAAGTGCGGTAAGTCTTGCTTCAGCGCCTGGATACGCAGCTGAACTTTTCTATGCTCCTGCGATAAAAGGTCTTCACCTTTAATTCGAGATAGTCTCTCCTTTTTTAACTCATCCTCATATTGCTGAGGAGATAAAGAAGTCTGAGCATTATTCTGGCTAGCAGATAAAATTTTACTTCTCTTTGTACCTTTAGAATGTGTCGGCTTAGAGCTCACTCGTCCTCACCACACTTTGCAGTCAAAGTGATAGCTGCATCTAAATCTTCTACCTCTAGCTTCCTGATCGTCTGTAACTCCCCGCCAATCGCAAGAGACTCATCAGCCATGTCAGCTAAATATTTCTGTCTCTCCTCAGGAGGTACATCTGAAAGAAGTCTTCTAGAATCTCTCCTAGCACGCTCCAGCTTCTTATCTAACTTCTCTAAATCTTCTAATTGCATAGCCTCTATAGGCCTGCCGTCAGCAAGAGTAGGATGCGTATGATTTATATTTTGATTTAAACTTACAGACTGCTGCTGAATCTGTAACTTCTGTGTAATCGCGCCTTTTACACGCATATCTACAAGCTGAAACGCTTTTAAGATATTCACAATGACTTTTGAATCAGGTTTACCCTCTTTGTCTATAATAGGTAAACTCATAATCTCCATAAGACGTTCCGTCCCCTTATGAAGAATATTTCTCATCGCAACTTGGTAAGATACTGGCGGGCAAAATACCCACATCATTCGTTTATCACTAGGCTCATAAACATTTACCCACGCCTCCCATGACATAACGCCATGTAGAAACGCAGACAAAGACATTTTCTTACCTACCCTAGTAGAATGATTATACTCATCCCAAAACGCTAACCGAACCCTCTCATCTCTCTCATCAGGCTTTACATACTCCCGTAACTCACCCTCAGTACAAAATAGTACCCTAGGAAGTTTAGGCTTTATTCTTTGCAATACAGGTACTACCCTCTCAGGCACCAGATTTATCAGCGCCGTAGGATTCGTTTCGTCATAGATAGTACCCTCTAAAGAGTCTGCCGTGACGTTAAAAGCCCTGCCCATTCCTTGGCCTCGCTTCCTCATATTTTGTAAATTTGTATTTCCTAAACCATAGCAGACACTTGAAGGCTTTTACTAGCTAAATAACCAGATACGAGTCTTAACCCCACCAAATAGCCCCTACCCACCCTGCACCACACAGTGGGCACGTAGGGGCACGTGGAAACCCCTCAAGATAAGGTATTTAAAGGGGTTTAGAGGCCCCTTAACATTTAGGAATTGAGACATTTAGCGGGGAATGGGGAGATTTTCATTTTTTAAGGTTGGGGGGATTTTTCATTTTTAAATTTTTATTTTTCATTTTTTTTTCTTTTTAGCGATGGGTCATTGATAATTACAATCGACCCAAACCCCTACCCCCGGGTCAATTTTCCCATCACCCCTGGTTCAGCCACTATACAGCTTTTGCCTATTAAATCATATACTTACGTCATTTGTATGGTATGCTATAGCGGTTCAATTAGGAGTAGTATTTTGAACCGTTTGATTGCAATTTAATACATGCAATTGGAATCATTAGACTATTTCGTAAATTGGAATATTGGAGGATGCTACCTCTGATAGCTACCTTTCATTGTGTTATGAAGCGGTGAACCATTGCCCCCTAGACCACTACCTACATAACACCACCAAAAGTGTTATTGTTGCGTTGTCGAAAGTGACCCCTAGCCATACCTAACCCCCTAAAACTAGCAAGGGTTGCTAAGCCCTGTTCAGACCTAGCAACCCCTAGTTAACGTATATGTTAACCCCTAACCTTACTACTCACTAAACCCTTTCAGGGCTTCTCTTAGATTCTTAACGCTATACCTAACTTGTCCACATGGTGTCCTCTCTGGCAACATCCCCAACAAGATCACGGCGGCATAATAGTAAACAGGCCTTGACCTAAGAAACTCTGATTTGTACGTCTCCCTTTCAGCCTTAGCCCGCTTCAAAGCAACGGTAGCAACGCCGTGTATAGTCTTGTCATTCATGAGCCATGTCCAAACCGTAAAGGCCGCATACGACCGATGACCGTTAGTTGGTTTCATGTTAGTCCACCTCAATTAGTTGAAAGTCTTTAAAGACATAATCCAACAGACCACAAGCCTCATAGACGAAGTCCCAAGCTTCAGCTTTCGTGTCAAATAACCTACCGTCGAAACAAATCTCACCGCTCTTATTTACAACTTGAAACTTACTCATTCTTAAATCTTCACTCATAACTTACGCCCCTTTTACTAAGTTCTTAGCTTCAAGTAGTACCCTAAACAACTCCTTCTGATTCCCTGTACTAATTGTTATCCAATTAGTTTCGCCGTTCGGAGAGATTATTTTAATATTCATGGTTTGAGACTTCTCGGGACTAAGCTTCTCAAATTGACCTTTTAAATACCTAAAATTTTCAATCTGATTTACATCGATACTTTCTAACTGTTTCTTAGTGAGCTTGGTTGCCATAACTTAAGCCGCCTTTCGTACGAATGAGTTAAGTTTACGAATCAGGGTATGTGGCTTCTTAAAACGAATCTCCGTTTCAGCTAACGTTTTTGCACGCTCCATACCCCAAACGTCATGCTCCGACCAAGTACAGTAGTAAACACAAAGCGTATGAATACCTGATTCAGAACCCTCATACATCAAACGAAACCCGTTCACGGTATTTTCTGGACCGAACCCGACGGGGTCTAAATCAAGACCTTCGCAAAAACTTTTAATAGCCGCATGTAGGGTAGGAATTTCGTCCAAGTAAACCTTGCTCATATAAACCTCCTAGTGTTAGTTGCCGGTATATTGGTTATGGCTTGCTTGGTATTTGAGCTTCTAACTCTTCAACGATATAGTGGTTGAACCTTTCGTCTTGTTTAGAATATCGGCCTACAAACCCCCAACAGGAATCGACGTGTTCCCAACCGCCACCAATTTCAGAATTCCAGTGTTGCAATTCGTACCCGTAAACCCCTTCAACCCTGACCAACTCTTCAAACTCCAATTCATGCTGTTTCAGAGTTTCAGGGTTAACATCTTTATTTACTGAAGGGCTGTAGCAGTCCCCTTTGAGCTCGTCAAACGTTGCAAGTTCGTCATACATTTCCACAATCCGGTATGCGTCTCTTTGAAGGACAATCCTCATAACTTCAAACCTCCTTAGTAGTGTTCATCTCTCATTCAACACATACTACGTATCGGCTTTTTTCTGCTTTTAATTTAGAAAATCGTATTATGGCAACAGTTTCAGCTACATATAATGCCTTGGAATAGCCAAACCTCGCCCCCGCTCAACTTTCTCGGCATATTATATTGTTAATAACTAAGGTGTTTTTAAATAAAATAAGTAGTATTTATATAGAGGTTATAAAAAACTATTGACAAAAACCCGAATAGTATATTATAACCACTACACGGGTACCTAATGCCCTAACCCTAAACCCTGACAAGGGACCACTGGAAAATGACCCTGTTTTCCGGACCGAGGGTTTTAAAAATCGAAATTGATCCGAAAATTTATTGAAAATCTCTAAACCCTAATTTTTGGATTTGGCCTTTTAAAACTTCGGCCCCTCAACACTTTTTAAAACTCTACCTGCTGAGATGGTATAAACTTTACATCTACCGGTTTAAAGATCCTGGCATATTTCTCGGTGAAACTATAATTAAACCCGTGATTCCAATTTTTATCCTGAAATAGACAAAGGCCCCGCTAAAGAGTTTTAAAGTCTCTAGCGGAGCCTCGTTGACTTGTTGATATAATCTCTAAGTCAGATTTAACCCTACCTAGGGTCACTGTACGTTGTCAACATCTAATTCAATAAAGTTATCTCTAAACCTAAGACCGTGTTCCCATAGGTACCGGTCAAGGTAGGGTATATACCGTGTCGCGTACTGTCCCGAGACGTCATACCTTTGAGGCCCGCCTTTAGCTAGCTCCATCGTCACCTGGAGATGACTATCCCCATTAAACACGGTCTCTAGCGCCTCGTACACTTCCTCGTCAAATTCAAAGATCCCCTTATACACCGTAAACTCTTCTTCTTCTTCTGTTTCTGAATTAGGCCCAGCCATAAATACCCCCCCCATAGGAAAGCGTTAAACCGCTTGTCCTGCAGCGTATACCCTGGCACGTGGTTTTATGCCAATAGGAAAACCCTTAAAACCGCACGGCTATCTTCTTCACTTTAGACTTAGGCTTTGGTGCCTTGAAGTGTCCCTGGATGACACAGCGGTGATATTCCGCGACCCCTGCAGCGTCGAGACACCCTTGGTGCGGTACCCGGCAACCTGAGAATATAAACGGGTCTGCAGTGAATTTGGGAAGGGCCCAGGCCCTAACCCTCTCCTTAGGCCCTGAAGCGATTGGGAGCCATTTCTGCCACGCCTGAGGGGGATATAGGGCGTAGGGTAGTTTAAACGTCTCTAAGAACCCCTGTAGCCTTCCGTAGCTCACTCCAAAGTTAAACGTCGAGGAGATACTCTGCAGGGGTCTAGACCCCACGGCCTCCATAGCGACGTAAACCTCTTCGACGCTCGTGTCAGCCATAAGTTCGGAAAAAAAGCAACGTAAAACGTCAATAGGGTTTTGCCGATCAAACCGTGCTAACTTTATAAGCAACCCGTCCTGATCTAAAGCTGTAACCCCACCGGTCACGCCGCAGTCTATTCCAACGAAAATGTGAGTCATGGAAAAAGACTACTACGACCATCGCCCTGGGGGAAGAGATTCCACCTGTCCAATTTTTGGACGCTACAGGGTTTTTGAGCAATAAATAGGCTGTATAAAAAATATGCTAAAAAATGTGGATAACTCAAAAAACGTGTTGCGCAGACACAAAGTCCTATAAGCATCTACATACTACTGTAGTGTGCTTCTACCTCTTCTAGTTAGTCGATGACAATGACATCTAATTTTTTCCTTTCTAGAAAAAGGTGTCAGGATCCCGTTATTTCGGGGTTTACTTGTAAAATCATAAGCTTAAGGTAGTTACCCACAACCCGCTACTTTGCACACGTTTTAAGCACACCTTCGTTTAAGGGCGAGTAGATCATTTTTTAATCAGGCAGAGACCAGTTGTCATGGAAAAAATTCCTTTTTTTCCTTTTTCTGCAAGCCTCTGTCGTAGAGTTTTTGTGATTAATATTTGAATGACAACTGATAATTTAAGCAGTAACTGCCTTAGATTTAGACAGGGCGAGGGCTTTCCGTTTATTAGAAATCGACCGTAGGCTGACTCGACCAAAGTATGGTTTGCGCGGGGCTATCAAAATCTCAATCCACTGGGCAGGGATATTTAAACTTTTGTAGCCCGCGATAAGCCTCAGAGCCATCTTCTTGGAGAGCCGACTTTTACCTTTTTCAAGGGCATAGAACTTTGAAAGGCTTATTCCGGAGGCTAGGGCTAGGTCTTTGGCCTGTATTTTGTTGGAACGTCTAAATTCTTTGAGGGACCTACCTGTCTCCCGGATATTTATAGGACTGACGGGGTCTTTTTTAATATAAGACATGAGAAGCTCCTTTATAGATTAAATTTTAATCTACCCCATATAGTACAATAAATAGTAATGTCAAAAAGAATTGCCTTTTTGGAAAATTATTCTCATGAAATTTGAAAATCATTTTCCAGCCTACCTCTAACTTCTAGGTGTATGCTCAAAAGTTTATGTCTTAAGCTAAACTTCGTGGGCGGCGTGGAAAGCTGACACGGGGTTCGAGTCCCTGCACAAACCGAATGATACGAGTGTACATTAAGATCATCGGGAGCCGCCTTCGGCGGTTGGTCAATTGGTGACTGTTCTGGAGACACGCGCTGAGAGTTTTAAAGTACTCGGACAAGTGAAACACCGGTGTGTTTGTACTGAGAAAGACACTGAGTCCAAAGGGCTGTGACATGGCCAGCCACATGTGCTTATGCTCAGGAGTCCAAACATTAGCAGGGATCGCGTCCTGCCCCACATTTCTTATTGACTAACCCGCCGGTCTCTTCATACTGTCCGTCCTGCAACACGTTATTTTGGTCCTGATCCGTTAGAAGATGAACATTAAACCCTCGGTTCTTTATGAGCCGGGGGTTTAATGTTTTTAGTGTATATCTCGTTGACAGGACACTACCGCTAGCGTATATGCTCAGGTGTCAATTCCTAGAGGAAAATCGCACAGATTTAAAACTAGAGAACCGGAAGACACAAAGTTTAGCCCTCTGATTCCCGCGAGTCAGGGGGTTAAACTTTTTTGTTGCGTGAAAACAAAGTACCCTGCTACAACGTTCAAACTTTGTAGTATCTGCCGCGTCTTGTTTTTTAAACAAATGTGCCCTCTATAGGAGTTCTCCAATGACAGAGAAGTCATTAGCCTCGGTCTTTCTAAACAAAGTCCCCGACCTTCGTATCAATAAAAACAATACCTTTAGTGCTGGAAGACACCCAGTCACCCCCCAAATCCTATGGAAACTTGCAAAGCAGTATAAGTTCACGGCGGATCTTTTTGACATAACCCCTGATGCATACCTCATAGATTCCAATACAACATTCGCATCGAGCGTCTGTGACGCCTTGGAAAATTTACTAAGGCAAAAACAAACGAATGAGGGGGAAGAGACTTATGCTGCAGATCAAGAAAAACTTTTTCATACATTTTTTAACACCTCGATCCGCGCACCACTGTCTGATCTGTTATTTATCGAGTTAGTCGATCATGACAAGAAGTGGATTGTGTATGACGAGATTCATGATATTTCCTACCCCTATGCCTTTAACGTTATTGAGTCGACGCTACGAAGGTTGATTAAGAATAAGAAGCTGTACGCTGACTTTATTGACCAAAGGCTTAGACAATGTAGGAAGGTGTATAGTCCTTTAGACGATAGGTTTTTGGAAGATGAGGGCGGGCATGTTTGCTACAACTTCTACAATAAACCGCAGTGGATGAAAGATTGGACGTCTAGTGAAAAAGTCACCGCACTGCCTGAGAAAACAGAGTTCTTTCTAAATCACCTCGCTAATCATTCAAAAGAAGACAGGAACATGCTCCTGTCTTTTGCAAGGGATACAGTTTTTTCTCGGGCTAAGTATATTCTTATTTTAAGAGGTGCAGCCGGGTGTGGTAAGAATATGTTTATAGAGAACATGCTTGCTAACCTTGTCGGATGTAACTCGACTTCGTCTAACTACTATAAGACGTCCAGGACATTTTTAGAGTCTGCCTTTCACGGTGCGATTACAAGACACCAACTTGTTTTCGCTGACGAGGTGGCGATTACAGAGTCTAGAAGTGAGACCTTAAAAGACTGGCATAACGAAATGGGTACCGGTGAGGATAAGTACGTCACGACCAATGGTCCTGTCAGGCTTAGGTGTTCGATTGTCTGCGCCACGAATTTTAAACGAAATGTCTTTGTTAGAGCCGGGGATAGAAAGTACCTAGTCCCTACTCTTAATGACACGGATATCAAACGGGCGACGTCTCAAGAGTGGATTGATTCCCTCATTGAAGAGTGGAAAGACCCTGAAGTTTTAAGACAGATTGCAAGTTATCTCTACCACCGGGTGGAAGAGCAGAAGACGTTTGACGTGAAGACCCCGCAGTTTCTTGAACTGTGCTGGATCTCTAACCCTGAGTATTTAAAAAAATTCCTCCATCTTGCCACGACTCAAAGAACGATTCGCGAACGGGAGTTTAGGAAGATCTATAGGTCTAGCGATAAGCGCGGGCTTACGATGGACACGCTCCGAGATCAGTTTGAAGAATATATCATTGGTCACCGGGTCGCTAAAGACGACGGCGGGACGTGGGAACTAGACGATAAACTGGAATGGGTTTTTAAGTCTAACCTCGTAGGCCGCGTTGATCTTGTCTATCAAACTAACGGTAAAGGGAAAGACTCTGAATCTAGAGCTCGGTCTGCGGCCAGTATTAAAGACGACAATGTCATAGTGTTCCAAGCTTAGTAGAGTGTTTTTAGAGGTGTAGTGAAAAACACTCCGGGACATTGCGACTTTATTCTGGTAATACGGCGGCGAAAGTAAGGAGGTGTTAGATATGAATTTGGATATTGAAATAAACGTTCAGCCAAAAAGCTCTCTTCGCCATAGAAATCAGATTCAAGGGTCCGGGCTTTTTAATCGGTGGGCACCAAGCTTAAACGAGCTAGCTTCACAGAGACGTAAACCTCTAAGGGGGTTTTGTGACCTGGAAAAATGTGTACAGGGGGAACGAGAGTTTAATTACGATAATGCTTTATACTCGGTCCGAGGGCTTAGTAGTAGAGCTCGTTGTTTTGCGACTAAGTCACAAGGGGACCCCAGGTCAGACAAGGTACAACTTTGCCCCAGCTGTGGTCACGAGCTGTTTTGGTCTAGAAACTACACGGAGGGTGTAAATACTTTGCAGCAACACTCGCGGACAATATTAAAGGCCTGGGAACAACATTGTATTCAAGACGGCGTGGAGCCTTTACCGCCATAAGATTTTCTACATATAGGGGTATTGGGTATGAGGAAGAACAGTAGCTATGAAAAAACATCCCCCATTTGTAAGGCTTGCAAACAACCTAGAAAGGTCCGTTTTTATGTGGCGGCGGTTAATACGTTTAGAAAGTTCTGTAGCCCCGAGTGCGCGAAGGCGTTTAAACAAATAAAAAATTTAGAGAGAAGGGGTATTGATGAAAATTCTTGACGAACTCGACGCAGCGGAGCGCAAGTGTACACCAGCGCCATGGCTCCATGACGACGGCCAGGTAGGACCTGGTTGCATTGAACAGTTGGGGGACCATACAGAGAAAAACCCTGTGCATCCAGAGGAGACAAGATTTAATGCTTGTTGGAACTCATACCCCCCTCAATATGGTTGCGAATGCGGTAAGTATAGTTCCGATGCCGATGGTGAGTTTATCGCCTTCTCCCGTAACCACATGAGACAGCTCCTAGATCTCGCATTCGCTGCTAAGAAATTTCATGACAACTTCAACAAGTATTGGACGGGATATCCTTCAAAAATGGACTGGCCGGAGCTTCACGTGCTGAGACAAAAGCTTGAGGTGTTAGATGAAGGTAAATGATTCGCTTGGTACAAGGGATATAAGTTATGAAAACTATGGCGGCAGAGGTATTTCCGTTTGTGAAGAATGGAGGGACAGGGAAACATTTTTGTTATGGTTTGATAAAACTTATATTAAAGGTTTGGTTTTAGATAGGGCTGATAACGATGGGAATTACAGCCCGGACAATTGCAGATGGGTCACCCTGAATGTACAAAATAAAAACAAGAGAGTCACAGAGAGACAAATTTCTCATATGAGGGAATTAGGTAGAAGGAGGGCGGAAAGATTCCGCAAAGAGAAAGAGGCCAAGTTTAAAAATGGAGAGATGTGATGATTTTTAACAGGTTTTGTTATTTAGATTACGAATTTTCTGGAATTTCCGAAAAAGATTTGTCCCTTGTCTCGGTGTCTCTCCTCTTCCGTAAAGAAGGTAAAGACATTGCTGAAAGAACGTTCTGGCTTTATGACAGTGAAGAGGCGAAGAAGAGATTAAAAGCGTATATCCTTGATGCTATTGATAAGGAATACATCTTTGTTTCCTATGTGATGGAAGCGGAGATGAGATCTCTTCTCACCCTCTTCTCTGATCAACCGTCTGCGCTCAAGAACATTCGGGCGATCGACTTATACTTAGAGTACAGGAATCTTCTAAACCATAATCATAAGTATGCCTACGGCGATCAGTTGATTGACGGCAAAGTTATCACCACGACACCGCCTCCTAACAAATGGGAGCGTGTAGAGTTTGACCCCGCAGATCCTGACTATATTGAACAGGAAGAGAAGCACCATGATCCGTCTTACTCTCTAGCAGCGGCTGTGTATAAACTTCTTGGTGAGAAGATTGATACGGAAGAGAAGACTAGAATTAGGGATATCATTATTGAGCATGACCCAGGAAAACTTCTTGAGCATAAAGAAGAGATCTTAAGCTACAACGCGTCTGACATAAAACACCTCCCTGCACTTCTCAATAAATTTAGAGAAATGTCCCCAACGCCAGAGTGGGCGTATCATGCTTTGAAGCGGGGAGAGTACGCTGTTCGTACCGCGAGAATGATTCGTCACGGCTATCCTATTAACCGCACAAAGGTTGATCTTTTTACAAAGAACGTGGCGCATATCTTAGACACAGCCGTGAACGACTGCCTTGAGCATAGTGCTGAGGTAGAATCATTTCGTTATGATAAGAGGAAGAATGTTTATGTGGCGAACCAGAAAGCAATTAGAGATTGGATCAAAGAACAGAATAAGCCTACCTGGAGGAAGACCTCCGGCGGTAAGAATGGAAAGAACCGCCAACTCTCTTTGTCGAAAGATGCTTTTAGAGATTGGTACGACTCTACTTCTCCCGGCTTTGCAGGTGCTTATTGTCGTTACCTCAAAACTAGGCAATCACTTAACGGATTCACGCCGTCTGCCAAACCTAGTAAAAGAGGTAAGTTTACGGATTTTATTGGTTCCGATAATCGCGTCCGTCCAAATTTTGGAATCTATTCCTCTCAGTCATCGCGCTCGCAACCTGGGGCCACGGGCTACCTTTGGCTTAAGGCAAAGTGGATGCAGAACTTTCTTGAAGCGCCGGAAGGCTACGCCCTTGCGTCTGCCGATTTCGCATCGCAAGAGTTTCTTGTTGCAGCGATAGTGTCGCAGGATGATGAAATGATAAAAGCCTACGAGTCTGGAGATCCTTATCTTGCCTTTGGTAAACTTTCTGGGCTTATTCCTCAAGACGGGACAAAGAAATCTCATGCTCAGATGAGAGAGGTCTGTAAGACCTGTGTACTCGGTATGTCTTATCTCATGTCTGCAAAGGGTCTAGCTCCTAGGCTCTCTCAAGCGATGGGTCAGACTGTGACTGAGGAAGAGGCTGAGAAGTATATTGAGATGTTTGACGATGCCTTTGAAGATTATGCGACCTGGCGTAAAGAGATTAAGCAGACGTACTTTAACGATCAGATGCTTCAGCTTTCAGATGGCTGGACGATGTGGGGAGATAATGACAACTTCCGGTCTGTGGCAAATTTTCCGATTCAAGGGGAGGGTGCCGTCATCATGCGTGAAGCCGTGGCTCTTCTTCAAGACTCTAGAATTAATGTCATCGCTACGGTGCACGACTCTGTTGTGATCGAGTATAAAGTTGAGAATACAGATAGAGTTCTACCGCTGTTTAAGCAGTGCATGATTCAAGCGTTTGAAAATGTGATGAGTAAGTTTGGTAAAACCGTACCAATTCGAGTAGATGGTGAAGCGTGGAGTTTAGAGTTTGAAGAGGGAGAAAAGCATGGGTTTAAGATCACTAAGGAATTTATTCATGAGAAAGCGACAGCGGATTATGCAAGATATAAAAAGTTTTTTGATGGAAGTTTTGTCGCTGAAAAACGTTGCGTCCCTGAGGTTTCCAAGGTAGAAAAGAAATCTAAGAAACCAAGTAAAAAAGTAACAGAAGCAAAAGAAATAACAGAAGGAGTTAAGCATGGCGTTTCAAGAAGTCGGCGAAGCAATCGATTGGACAACAAAAAAGTACAACCCCCAAGACAAGACCCAGTGCCAGTATAAAAAGGGCGATGTCATCTTTGAAGAAGCTATCCTCTTCAACCGAAAAGAAAATTCGTATGCGGAAGGGAACCGGTCTAGGGACGATTTTATTTTTCGTGCGGACGGTAAGCTTTATGGGTTGAATGGCGCAGGCCATCTTCGAAAGAAATTAGATACTGAAGTTAAAGCTTATGGTACCTGTATCCGTCTAGTTTATGACGGCACTGAAAAAATTAAAGAAGGTAAGTTTAAGAATAAAGAGTCCCACCTTTTTAAAGTGTTTGTAGACGCAGAAAAGTTTGACCATGAAGTAGCTAAGTTAAGAGGCTACGCGGATCACTTACCTTACGAGCTGGACTCCAGAGGTAACCCTATCCCTGGATCTCGCGCTCCTAGTCGAGGGAGTCCAGCTCCGACTCTAAGCAGTAATGCTGCTGTCCCCGACACCTCAGACATCTCTCTCTAAACAGTTTAGGATTTAGTTATTCATCCGGCCTTCGGGCCGGGTTTTGTCGTGAGTAAATTTAACAATTAGGAGTGCAAAATGGACAGGGATTTCTTACTACAGTTTTTCAAATACACACATTTACCGGAGCACCTTCAAGAGGTGAGTGAGCCGTTCGGTAAGCTTGCGGAGTTGATCTCTCAGCTTCCAATGAATCCTGAAAGGTCTGCGGCTTTAAGGAAATTACTTGAAGCGAAAGACTGTGCAGTTCGTGCGAAGTTAGCGAAGTAAGTTGCTGGGGCGGCGCGGTAGATGGGAATGATTTGCAAGATCTGCAATGGAAAGACAGAGGGCAGGAGAAGAACCTGTTCCGAAGAGTGTTTAAAGAAGTCTGTTGTTGAAGGCGCTCGTATCGGCGGTCGGTTGACTTGCGATCAAAACCGTCAACGCGGAAAAGGTCACTATCTTTTTAAAGGCCTCCCAAAAAAGCTAGAAGACCCAGTAAAAAAGCGCTGTAGGGCTAAGGTCTATGACGCTATACGAAGAGGCAAATTAATTAGGCAACCATGCGAGATATGCGGCGAAGTTAAAAGCGAAGCGCATCATAAAGATTATTTAAGGCCATTTGAAATAGAATGGCTCTGTAGACCCCATCACAGGATAGCAGATTATCGAGATGGAACAAAAGCTGGGGATTTTGGACACCGTTAGCGACCGGCCCCCAGCACAGTTTGAAAACAGTTTCATAAGGGGATTGAGATGAGTTTTAACCTGGTAATCGCGTTTAGCTTGGCGATATTTGGTGGCACGGTATTCCTTATTATGTACAACCCCGTTAAAACCAGTAATGACCTATTCAACCGCTGTGATGAAATCTGTGCGCCGTATGACGCAATCTTGA